TAGGTTTTATTTATAATAATTAGCGAATGAAGGTATAAATTCATAATTTACCGCTGCCGATTGATGCCAAATAGTACTTTCTCGTAACCAACCTATCGCTGGTGTCGGAGACATTATGGCCAAAGGTATTTCTGTTCTTCTTTGGCCACGAATAAAATATGCATTATCAACAGCACCTAAAACACCTTTTGTTTCTATTTCTTTACACAAAAATTGTGCTGTATTTCGTGTCATCATATATGCGTGTGCACCTTCATGCCCATCAATAGATATTAATTCTTTTGGAGCTCCTGCTCTTTGATGATCATATCTTGATGGGTCTGTTAATTTATATCCAAGTACCACTAATAGACCATCTGGTATTTTAATGTCTGGTTTATAATACATTAAAGCGTCATGCTCTAATACAATACCAACTTCATCGGCACCTTCTGCAATCTTTTTCCATATCGCTCCATGTCCAGCTGAACAGGCATTTGCCTTTTGAGCTGGTGTCATTTTATCAATAATCATAGGTGGTTCATAAAAAGGTACTTTAATGCCGGTTTCACACCATGCTGCACGGCCTGTAATATTGGACCAACCGTCAAAATATTCCCAATTACATCCTACATTCTCACAAGAATTTGCACAAATATTTGCGTATTCGCGACTAATAGGTGTATCAATTCTAAGAATATATGCTTTCATTATCTATCTGTTCTTATATCTTTTTTATATGGACATTTATTATTATACATTTCCCAATCTGCCTTGAAATAATTAATTATATCATTCTTAGCAGCATTGTCAAATTGTATTTCATTCTTTTTTGTTTTTCTTGTATCTGTTTTGTGTCGAGGTAATTCGTGTTTAATCTCAACTCCAATATTCACCATAAACATTGGTAAACGAACATGTAAATCTTCATATAGCCAATATGTACCATACATTTTATCTTTAAATTTCAATAAATCTGTTTGAATAATTCCAGAGTTTGCATCATTATTAAATACTCCATTATTGGTCCACGACTTATATTCTTGTAAAGATGCTGGTTTATTTGGTGTTCTCCATTTCTTATAAAAGTAATAAAAACTTTTTGCTCTATCAATTGGATTTCTCAATAATGCAAAACAATAATAATTGTGAGCTTGTTCTTCGGTAATAATACCTTCTGCAATTAATTGCTGTAATGAAAAATGATAGAACGCATAAGGACGATACCTTGATACAATTCTTTCATCTAGTGTTCCAGGTAAACCACTATCTTCTACTTCTGTATAGATAGCATCTGGATCATCAATGTTACGAATAAAGAAATCCGATAAACTACTTGAAGCAGTTTTCGGCGTGCGTAAAAAGAGGAATTTATATTTGTGTGATAAGTACATTACACTCCTTGTGAATAATCAGCGCAATGATAGCCCATTCCAGTTGAACCCCATTTATGGTCTGCGTAAATTTTATCTGGTCCATCATATCTGGAAGATTGATTTAAATAATATTGTGGAATAAACCAGTGTGAAGGCCAAATCGTAAGTTTGTGTTTCCATTGGTCTACAAATTGAGCTAAAAATTCATTCCCAGTCGACTTATGTGGTTGTCTGTGCAAATCTCCTGGGCGCAATAAACGCAACGAATCAATTAACATTTTAACAAATTCGTTTCCAGGATTGCATGCAAAAATTGGTTGAATAAAATTATGAACATGTTTTTGTCCTTTATCGTTTTCAAAGCATGTATATGCATGGTCTGCTGGACTTGTAAAAAGTTCAGTTGTTTCATTGAGACATATCATATCTGCTTCTGCAATGAAACCACCTTGTTCATATAAAAGTTCATATCGGATTAAGTCAGAAACGCCACAGTATGCTTTTGCTCTATAATAGTGTTCTATTAAATCTTGGTTAATCCACCTTCTGCGTTTGAGCATGGCGTCATCAAAAATACTATATTCCCAATCTGGGTGTTTATCTCGCCAAGTATACATCCATTTTAAAGGAGCTGGTTTTGGTCCAATCCAAATGTGACTTAATTTCTTTTCTATATTAATGTGCATGTATATTCACCAATTTTGAATAGGCTTGTGTTGCAGGGTCTTCGCCCTCCAATAATGTATATTTAATATCCAATATATTAAACTGATTTAATATTGCCTTATCAATATTTACACTTTCTTCCTCATTTTGTGCTCGACCATCAGATTCAAAATTTTGTGGGCGAGTTAACAAAAAGTTAATGTTACTATACATATTATAACACTCTAAAGCCATTTCGTCAATTAAATCTGAATATAAAGGACCATCATAAAGTTCTCTGTAGATTGGAGATAATAATACGGGACTGTCTGTAATGACATAATCCACTTGACCTTTCAATCTTAAAATTTTACGATGCTGGTGTGCAAGAATCCATAATTGGTCTTTTAACATGGGAACATTTCCTTCCCATACACACTCTTTGGCAAATTCGTCGGTCAGCTCTACACTGTATCCCAACATTTTCATCTTATAAAATAACCCGGCAGCTGCAGTGCTTTTGCCGGAAGATGGACCGCCGTAAAAATTAATTACTTGGGTCTTATTTTTCACTGTATTTTCCTTATTGTTTTTCAACTAACCATAAAAAATCATCTTCTACAATATAATTACCTTCTCCGTATAACTCTTCCACAGCTTGTTTTACTGTTGGAAAATGAATATCATGTCCAATAATCATACCACCCTTTCTCACTTTAGGTGCCCATGCTTCAACATCTCGCATTACACCATTATAACTGTGGTCAGCATCAATAAAGACAAAGTCTAAACTTTCATCTTCTACTTGTTTTGCTGCTTCAGTTGTATAATCTTTAATGATTTCTGCTCTGTCTGGATATTGAGAACAAAAATTTACTAGGTCTTTATAGTAAGTCTCGTGGTCCCAGGCATGGCCATTCTCACCTCTGGTCCATTGTTCAGGTCCTTCGTATCCTGGTTGAGCTTCGTAGAGGTCAACACCAATAAGATGCAGATTGTGACAGGTACGAACAAGGTGTTTAAAAGTTTCACCAAGCCAAACTCCAAGTTCAGCTCCTTTTGTCCACCCATTCTTTCGAACGTATTTTTCAATTGTTTGCCATCGCCAAATGTTTCCACCGTCGTGACCGCGGTCGCGTATTTTTCCCATTGTTTTCTCCTTGAATTACTCATAACGAATATTCTATATAATTTTATATATTATAATACATTTGGAAGTATTTGTCAACAAAAGACCAAAAAAATCATAATATAATGTTAAAGTTTTTTTATGATGGATTGTCAACCAATATTATATCGAATGAAGATGATATAATCGTATTTGAATCTCCAGCTGCCACTACTTCAATATCAGTTTTTTCTGGAAATCTAAGCGGGATTGAATAATTTTGAGTATGATATCCACCCACTAAATCTACAATATCTTTTGTTCTAAATGGAACATCAACTCCATCAAGTTCTCTTGATTTCAAAAGCACAGTAGCTTTATTGTTCATTGGGGCACAACCAACATTCCAAGTTGTAAGATAACCAGTTTTTCCAGCAGGAATTGTATAAAGAGCAAGTTGTGTTTGACCTAAACCAAATGTTGTTCCAGTTCCAATAGTTCCAATATCTGCTAGAACTGTACCTGTGCCGCCTGCACCAGTAGAAATTAAAACATTCCCTACGTTTGTACTGGTAGAACCAGCAGTGGCAACGAAAGCACGATAAATTCTTAAAAACGTCTTAGTCGACACGGCGCCATTTACAGTAACTGTTTCTTCTATTTCATTAAAGTTATTGTCTAATCCCTGAATTGTTATGGTTCGCGCACCAGTTCCACTTGCTGAATCTTCTGAGTTAGCACTATATGCATATACAGTACTTGGAGAATTAACAGCAAGGTATTGATATTTGCCGCCGTGCATCCAAATTGTTTCTGGTGCGTTTCCTACATCTGGATTTCTACCAAATTTATGAATTGCTGCGTATCCATCAACATCGCCGTTTGCGATAGGAATATTAGATGCAATACCAAACGAGTTGATGATATTACCATCTTTATCTGCAAGCATGAATGATTCAAATAAAGTTTTATTGCCTTGTAAGTATGCTTGATCGTTTTTGTTCCAAATTGCCATTATGGTGTTCCTTGACTGAGTCTGTAATCGTGAAAGTCTTTATTGATTTCACCGTTCACCAAGGTCTTACCTGGCTTCCTACATTTTATATAAGTTTGAGTTGTGTGACCACCTGAATTAGGTACTGTAAATGTTCTGACACCATTTGATACGACGCCGGGAGAGTCAACATAGGTATCAGCAGCAGATGCTGTATTTTCGTATTCCCATGTTCCGTTACTTCCTGGTACCGTGACCCAAGCCATTATTTCATCCATCCTTTAATATATTCAGTACTAAAGTTTGCTTTACTAAATTCTAATCTATCCACAATCTTTAGTGCATTTTTACTGTAATGATCGATAGCAACAAACCCTTCTTGGCCAGTGGCCTCGAATCCGCTACTTGTTTTCAGTAGAGTTGTGATTCCTTCTACCTGATTTAACTTATTTATAATCATATATTTTGCATCAACAAGCAAATTATACAGTTCGAAAATAGTTTCTACTTGTTTAATTTCTCGCTTGTTAAAGTATTGTAATAATACCTTACCTTGTGCAATTTTAGTATCTTTTGTTTTTTGTTGTTTGACTTTGTCTGCTTCTTTCTGATAATATTCTTCAATGTATCGTTGAAGCCCAATTACAAATTGTTTTACATTAGTAATTCGTTGACCTTCTCGTACCTTACTATTAATGTATGTATTGACACGAGCATTTAAATCAGCATTTTGATGTAATTCATTTAATTTTGCTGCCTTTGTTTTTCTGAATAAATTTCCAGCAGCCGATAATTTTGCTGTAATATCTCTATTTTCTGATTTGGTAAGTGTTGCACTTCCTGATTCGTCTTTAAATGTTGCGTCTATTGACCATACGCTTTTAACCGACTTTTGTTTTGATGCAATCTCCTCTCCAAAACTTGCAGACATTGTTTCAAGAGTTTTTCCTCTGTATGTTGTGTGCCAGACCACACCGATTTCGGATTCTGATATTTTTTTACCGAGGTCTGAACTCTTAGGTATCGCGTAAACAATGGTATTAGGATGGAAAGTAACATGCGGTTTTCCATCAATATTTTCTGTTTTGAGATCTGATTTTGTAAATAAGAAATCACCTTGTACTACTCCTTCAATTCCGAGTTTTGGAAACTCTGCTAAGGCAACCTTAAACTTGTCAGCAAGGTCTCCTTTTAATTCATCATCTATTTCACTATTTGTTTTATATAATTTTGGATTTTTATTAAATAGTCCTTTCTTTGCCACAAAGAATTTACCATCTGATGGGTCAACGCCAGCAAAAATAGCAGGAGCACCGTCCCATTTTGTAGTAAGACTTACTGCTGTACCAGTATTACCGGAAAGCATATCGCGAATGTTTCTTAAATAATTAATTACATTTCTCGTACCAGTGACACCACCATCAATAACAGCATCTTCCAAGTGCGTCATGTGGAGATTAGCACCAGCAGCTTCTTCTAAATATTCTTTAAATTTATTCATTTCTGGTCCTTCATTCTTGAATGGCCTTTTCTTCTTGTGTCTCGTTCTACTCTTTGTTTGACCAATGCTGCAATGTCATTTAAATCATCATAATTATCTTTCTTTAAATCTTTTTCTAATTTCGCCGCCACTTTCTTTAATATTGAGTCGATGATATGTCTATCGGAAGAGGCTAATGTTGCCTCTGTTTGCAATTTTGTGATTTCAGCATCATCAACCTTTCCATCATCAAGTATCTTTTTACACATTTTATAAAATTTCAAGTAGTGATATTTCTCTAACATTTTATAAACGACATTTTTAGGTAATCTGTTTTTAATAGAGAATGTTTTAATCTGTTCTGGTGTCATATCAGTATCAAAGGCAGCACGGCGTTCCTTGTCAACCAAGTCACCAACACGTACATAATCTTGTATTCCAGTTTCCACTTCTTTCAGTTTATCCTTAATTTTATCTTGTAGGTCTATTATATCACGTGGCTGTAATTCTGTCAACTCTTTATAGTCAATAATATCGCGTTTTAATTCACCTTTAATAATGTCAAGCTCTTGTACCTTTCTATCAAATTCGTGCATATACAAATCTGGGTCGAATACAAAATCCTCTGGGCGTTTGGTAAATGTATCCGTTTCAATGTCAAATACAGCATCTGCCTTGCCATTTTGCTCATCATATATGCTTTCGCTTGTAATGAAATAATAGTTAATTGGGTGTTCAGTTCCTGGGATTAATTTACCCTGGATATTATCTGGGTTCTTTGATGATAGATATTTCTTTGATAATCGTTCTCTTTCTGCGTCTGCCTTTTCTGATGGCACATCAAATAATACATTAATATCTAAATCAGCGTCATTGCGATATCGTTTTGTGAGAATAGAGCCAATTAAAGATGTTTTAATGATTGGATATTCTGTTTCAAATTCTTTTAATTGTTTATTAATTAATTCTTTTACACTTGGTTTGATTTTTGGATTATAAGATTCTTCGTTATCAAAAACGGCAGGTGCATATGTTCTTCTTGGGATATCAATAATACTTTCTACAAGTTTCATATCCTCTGGGTCCATACAACCTTCCATTTGACCACTTCGGAGTTGTGCAAGCCATTTTATTGCTTTGGCATGTCGGACTGGTTTATTTGCAAATCGTTGTGCAAATTTAAATCCTTTCGTAGTAGCTTTCTGCCAATTACTACCAGAAGAATTGTCAACAACAATGAAATTATCTTTAAATAAACTTTGGAAGCGTCCAATATTTGTCTGCACGTCTTTCCACATTTTAACAACAGCCGGTTCAGGTAATGTTCTTTCACGATTTCTATTCCTTTCTAGTGCTGTATCTAAGTCTGTATTCACAAAAATCATACCCACATCATAACCTAATGATTTTAATTCCACAACTTGATTTTTGAGTTTTAAATAATCACGACCAGTACCATCAATGACTAAACCAAGGCGACCTTTTAATAAGATCTTTTTCATTGAATCAGTCATTTTCTTAGCCTTGGCTCTCATTGCCTGACCAGTGACACTAAAGATATTTTCTGGGTTCATTTCCAAAGCAGCATCTTTCATTGCCTTTTCAAAGGCAACATCTGAATTGACAGCTTTAAATCCAAGAATAGGTAAACCTGTTTTACCTGAAATAAAACTTTTTCCAGAGCCTGGACCACCTGCAAGAAATATTGCTTTGAAGATTGCTGGATCGTTTGGTCCTTCTTCGACATCAATGGGCGGTGTTTCTTTATACTCTAAAAAACTTTTCATTATAGAGAAACTCCACTTACAATACCATTAGTATGTGAAATATCTAATCCAAAGAATTTTAATAATCTGCTAAACATTGCTTTACCAGCATTTACTAATTTTTTAAATACTCTCTTTACACCTTCCATAATATTATTAATTACTCTATTTAAAAAGTCAAGAGCTTTTCTACCCATACTTCTGATTGCAACTCCTGCTTTTCGGAGCATATCAAAAGGTCCTTCCTGTAAAAAGTCCTCTGTTAATAGTGTAGAGAATTCTTTATGGCTATTGAGTTCATTTAATACAATATCAGTAAATGTTTCAAATTCTTCATTTGTTTTTGATAATCCTAAACGGAATGCAGAATAAGCTGGACTTGCTCCACCCTTTTTAAATGCCACATAAGGTTTTACATTCTTCGCATATTTAGTTATAATAGGATCTGATATCGAATTGATGGGCTCTAATGTAACTGGTCCACTTGGGTCAAATTTACCTAAGAGGTTTGCTGCAGCTGGTGAAGTTGCTGAACCAAATTTATGATTACCAGTTGAAGCTTCAAATACCACATGTTTTGCAAATAGGGAATTTGCTGCAGTATCTTGGTTAATATAAGACTGAAGCATTGCACTTAATTCTTTATTATCTTTATCTTTCTTTTGAAAGTCTAAAACTTCTGCTGTCTTTTTACCGGCCTTTGCTTTATCTTCTAAAGAACCAGTTGTTTCACGACTGATTAATTTTTGCATCTTCAATTCCATTTCGTCAAGAAGATCTTTTGCAAATTTAGCATCTGCACCCATATCGGATAGTGCTGCCTTAACAATGGCAATACCTTCCTTTTTCTCTGCTGATGCCAATTGAGAACCACCAGTCTTTTTCAGTGATATTTTTTCTTTAAAGTCAGTTGATGCAATATCAGTTTTAGGTGTTTTATCCTTTGCACCTTCAGCTGTCCATATAGGACCTAATGAAACTTTACCAACAGAGCCTCCACGTCCAGTTTGAACCATGCGATTTGTTTTTAAAGCCTTATTAAAATTTTCTGCAATTTTTAAAGCATTATCTTTATAAAGGTCCCAATATTTTAATGCTACTGCTTCGGTTTCAGAATCTGTTGTTTGGTTATTAATTTCGTTATAAGCATATACAATGAGATCTTCCCATTCATTAGCTTTCGGCGGTGAACCAGCTGCGGGCAGGTGTGTGAAGTGCCCGGATTTAGCTGATTCGGAGTTGCCTGTTATTTTAAGAATTTTACCGTTTGGGGCTTTGAGATATTTAATATAGGAACCTGATTGGTCACCTACATCTACGGCGTTAGGGTTTTCGGCCACAAGTTCAAAAACATCACCTTTGACATAGCCTAAAGTTTTAAGGTCCTTAAACCCTTTACCATTATAAACGAATTTATGTCCGACTACATAGTCTGGTTTTAAAATAGATCCTTCCGATAATATGGATCTATAATTTTTAAATGATTTCATATACCCTATCCAGATAAGAATTGTTCAAAAAAGTTTTGTTCGCCTCTTTTCATGGGTATCTGTGTGAATTGCCTCCAGATACGGGATGGTAGTATTTTTACTCGACCATATTGCTGAATATATTTAAAATTTGCTTGTGGCCAAGTTTCTTGAAGTTTTTTAGCTCGGGCTAATCTCCATTCATGTGAGTTATCGTTACCGCCGTTGCCTTCTTTTGTAACTTCTTTTCCCATCAAAATCTTATCAAAGGAGAGTGTACATAAACCTCTCGTCAAAATTTGAAGCGAGTAATCAGTGTCCTCTGGTAAATCGGCAGTCCATTTTATTGGAATACT